TATTTATCTAGGGCTGAGGTTTATTACGATGCCAAAGACCCAAAGGCTTGTGGAACTATAAGCTATTTACTTTGGGGAGGTAAATCAATGAAAAGCTGGGTTGAATCAAAATTAAAAGGATTAGATGAATTGGCTAAGGTTGGCTCTAGAGGTGGTATTGCTCCATCTAAGAAAGCCCCTAAGTCAGATACTCCTAATCCCAATCCAAAGGGAAAGGGAACTGCAAAAGGAGATGCTTCAAAGAAGTCGGGGGCTAAGGTCTCAGAGAAAGATAGAGCAACTTTAAACAAGAAGGCAGATGAGTTTAATAAAAAGTATAAAGAAAAACTTGGATATGGTGTTACTGTTGGTCAGTTGGCTAGCGTTTACCAGCGTGGTCTTGGTGCTTTTAACACAAGTCATTCTCCACGAGTCAGAAGTGCTTCTCAGTGGGCTTTTGCAAGGGTTAACGCTTTTCTTTATTTGGTAAAGAACGGCAGACCAGAAAACCCAAAATACAATACAGACTACGACTTGTTGCCTACTAAACACCCTAAATCAAGTAAGAATGCGTAGAACTCCAAGTAAATCGTCTCCAAGGGGAGGCAGAAGAGGATGTTTATGTGAGGATGGGAGAACCTACAGCCGAAAGTGTTGTGATGGTTCCTTGCTTGCACAAGGGATAGGTTCTACTGAAAAGTCAGGAGATTGGCTTGAACAGGAGAGTGGATATTATTTAATGACTGAGGACAATAATCATATTTTATTATAATGGCAGATAAAAGAATTAGTGAATTGACTGCGGTAACAGCAGCGAATATCACAGGATCAGAAGATTTAGCAATCGTTCAATCTAGCGAAACAAAAAAGACTACTCTAACGGATGTTCAGCACTACGTTGTAAACCATTTAGAGCCTACAACACTAACAGTAGAAGATGGAGAAACATACGATTTAGGTGCTAGTACTTATGACGAAGCAGAACTTATTGTACTTTCTTGGAGTGGCGGAAATGGAACTGCAACAATCACCCTGCCTGATGTAACTGCTACTAAAAACCTCAACAGAACAAAACGAATCATCACAGACTCTACATTCACAAATTCAACTCACGCTGACCTTACACCATTTGGTTCACAGAATTTAGATGGTGCTAATACTGCTTTTGATTTGAATAGAGCGTATGAGGGTGTCAAGATATGGGGTAATGGAACAGAGTGGTTCATTATTCAACAAAAAGCCTAAAAATAAAACACTTATAACTCAATTAGTCATATTAATATAATTTAAAATTATGAAAGCAACAGAAATCGTAGAAAAGTTGAAAGCGGTTCTTTTGGGTGCTGAACAGGAAGTTGAAGAAACAGTCCAAGAGGATGTTCAACTCTCTGAAGAGGTAACAGAAGAAGCCACTGAAGAAGTAGAATTAAACGAAGAAGTTCCTGCTGTAGAAGAAACAAGCGAGGAATTAAACGAAACAATTTATGCTACCAAAGAAGAGCTTGCAGAAGTGAAAGCTATGGTAGAGAAGATGATGGGAATGATGGATTCTAAAGAAGAAAAGATGGAAGTTCCAAAGGAAGAACTATCTGCTGTTGAGGAATCCGTAGAGCCTATGGTGCATACGCCTGAGAATGAGGTTGAGAAGGAGTTTGTAAACCTTGCTCCAAACGCACCTAAAACTACTATGAACAGAGTTCTAGAAATGATTAATCGTTAATTTATTAAATACATTTTAAAATGGCAAATCCAGTAACTACAGGAACAACTTACGCTGGCGAGTTTAGTGGCAAGTATATCTCCGCTGCTCTCCTAAGTGGTTCTACATTAGCTAACGGAGGTGTAACAGTTATGCCTAACGTTAAGTACAAGTCTGTAATTCAAAAAGCAGAGCTTGGGTCAATCGTTAAAGATGCTTCTTGCGACTATGCAGCGAGTGGTGCTTTGACTTTAACAGAGCGAGTAATTGCTCCTAAAGAATTGCAAGTAAACGTAACTTATTGTAAGAAAGACTTACACGCTACTTGGCAAGCTGCTCAAATGGGCTTTAGTGCATTTGACAACCTACCTTCTACATTCGAAGATTATGTAATCGCCTATACTGCGGAGAAAGTAGCTGCTGCTACTGAAAGCTCTATCTGGACAGGAGATGAGGATAATGATGGAGAATTTGATGGTTTCAGCGAAATCGTTGCTACTGATGCAGGTCTACCTAGTGGACAAGAAATCGCAGGTGCTACTGTAACTTCTTCTAACGTTATTGCTCAGCTTGGGTCTATCGTAGATGCTATTCCTTCTACATTGTATGGAAAAGAAGATTTACATATCTATGTATCTCAGAATATTGCTCGTGCCTATGTGCGTGCTTTAGGAGGTTTTGCAGCACTTACTAACGTAGCTGGAACTGAAAACGTAGCTTCTGTTGGAGCTAACGGAGTTGGTGGACAAGGAACACTATGGTACGGAGGTGGAAACCTTTCTTTCGATGGTGTTAAAATGTTTGTTGCCAATGGTCTTGCTGACAACGATGCTATCGCTGCTGAGAAGTCTAACTTGTTCTTCGGTACTGGCTTATTGTCTGACCACAACGAAGTAAAAGTTATTGATATGGCTGACATTGACGGAAGCCAGAACGTTCGAGTAATTATGCGATATACTGCTGGTGTACAAATCGGAAATATTTCTGATGTTGTTACTTATGGTATTGCTAACTCTGCGAACTAAGATAACTGAATAAATAACCAAAAGGGGTGGGTAAGCTAAAAGCCTACCTACCCTTTTTTAATACAATAAAATTATGTCTTGTGATGCTTACGACTTAACTAGATCGAGATCTCTGGAATGTACAGACTCGGTTGGTGGTATTAAAGCGATTTATTTCGCTGATTTTGGGGACATTACTATTGCTTATGATACAACTAATACTGATGTAGTAGATGACTTAGGTGCGGTAACTGTTTACAAATACGAATTAAAAGGTAGTAATAGCTTTGAGCAAAACATTTCTTCTTCTAGAGAGAATGGTAATGTTTTCTTTGAGCAAACACTAAATATCACTCTTCCTAAATTGACTGTTGCAGACCATAAAGAGTTGCGACTAATGTCTTATGGGAGACCTCACATTGTAGTACACGATTACAACGGAAATGCTTTCTTGATGGGTGCTTTGAATGGAGCCGACCTAACTGGAGGTACTATTGTAACTGGAACTGCTATGGGAGATATGAGCGGATATACTCTTAGCTTTACAGCTATGGAAACTCAGCCTGCTAACTTCTTAGAAGGTGCAACTGAAGCTAACCCATTCGCTGGATTAACTGGTACTGTTACAATTACTGCTTAATAATTCTTGATGCTGATACTAAAGGGTGGCTTAGGCTGCCCTTTTTTATTAGAAACAGTTTTGACTTATTTAGTTATAATAGTATGATAAGATTGCTTCCAAATACTAATAGTCAAACAATTAAATTTCTGCCTCGCTATACCACAGCGACAAGCGGACTTAGCTTGACTATAACTAGAGATGGGACTACTAAGTCGGAAACGATAACTGTAGATGCTGCAAAGAGCGGTAATTTTATGTCTGTGGATGCTACGTTTAGCATACTAAAAGATAATGCGACATATAACTTAGAAATTAAAAATGGAACTACCCTTTGGTATAGAGATAAGGTTTATTGTACTGATAGCTATGATAGCGATTCTGATTATACAATGAATGATTCTCAATACACTCAAAATGACGCAGGGGATAGTAGCCAACAATATATATTTGTATGAATTTAAAAGTAGTAAATCTTTCAGGCTACGAAATACCCAAGGTAAAAGAGGTACACAATAGAAGTTGGGTAGAGTATGGGGATGATAATAATTATTTTGGAGAGTTAATCCAAAGATACTTAGGCAGTCCAACTAATAGTAGATGTATCAATGGTATCTCTGATATGATTTATGGCAGAGGACTGGAAGCTCTCGACTCTAAGGAAAAGCCTCAGATGTACGCTGGTATGAAGATGCTTTTTAAACAAGACTGTGTAAAGAAAGTATCTACTGACCTTAAAATGCTAGGTCAAGCTGCCATCCAAGTAGTATATAAGAATAGAAAGAAAGAGATAGCTTCACTACACCACTTTCCTATGGAAACGCTAAGGGCAGAGAAGGCCAAAAGCGGAAAGGTAGAGGCTTATTATTATCACGCTGATTGGGCAAATATAAAGCCATCAGACAAGCCTAAGAGGATTCCTACTTTCAGAAATGGAACTAGATCACAGAGAATAGAGCTTTACATTATCAAACCCTATAAGGCTGGGTTTTATTACTACAGTCCTGTAGATTATCAAGGTTGTTTACAATATGCTTCGCTAGAGGAAGAGGTTAGTAATTATCATTTATCTAATATAGAGAATGGATTGCAGCCTTCTATGCTAATAAATTTCAACAATGGTATTCCAAATGACGAGACTCAGGATATTATTGAACGTAAGATATATGAGAAGTTTAGTGGTTCTTCCAATGCAGGAAGGTTTATACTTGCTTTTAACGAGGACAAGGATAGTCAATCTCAAATAGACCCAATCAACCTACCCGATGCTCACGCTCAATATGAGTTTCTAGCAAAGGAGTCTAGGGAGAAGATTATGATTGGACACGGAGTTGTATCTCCAATCTTATTGGGTATTAAGGATAATACAGGATTCGGAAACAATGCTGAGGAGCTTAGAACAGCTTCTATATTGATGGATAATATGGTTATTAGACCATTCCAGCAATTACTTATAGATTCTTTCAACGAATTGCTTGCGTTTAACGAGATAAATCTCAACTTATACTTTGTTACTTTACAACCAATCGAGTTTACTGAACTTGATAATATAGCAACTAAGATCAAGCGAGAAGAAGAGACCGGAGAGAAATTATCTGCTGTGGAGAAGAATGAGTTGTCAGAAGATGAAGGAGATGACATTTTAAGCCAATTAGAGAGCCTTGGAGAGGTTATCTCTGATGATTGGGAGATTATCCACACAGAGGATGTTACAGAGTCTAATATCGAGTTTGACGTAACTAAATTGTCTAGTGTATCTGAATCGGATGCTAAACCTAAACAACCCTCTTTCCAAGATAACTCTGGTTATAAAGTAAGATACCGATATAAGGAAGTTGTAGCATCAACTGACAGCAGAAGATTCTGTTCTTCTATGATGAACTTCTCTGGTAAAGGATTGGTGTTTAGAATTGAGGATATTAATATGATGTCTTTCAAGGGGGTTAATAGTGAACACGGACACAAAGGAAGAAACTATTCTCTTCTGAAGTGGCAAGGCGGTGTTAATTGTAAACATATATTCGAGAGAGTAGTTTACGCTAAAAAGAACAGAGTGTCAGAAGATAAGGCTATTAGTAAAGGATTTAATCCTCCTAATAATCCAGACGAGATGACTGAAGCTAATTGGACTAGAGCCGATAAAGGGAGACACCCAAACAGTAGATCATAATGAAAGCATTATTTATAACACTTACGGAGCTAAAAAGAAAGTCTATTATAGATGGGAATCTTGATGAAGATAAACTAATACAATTTGTTGAGGTTGCTCAGGATGTACATATACAGAACTTTCTTGGCACGAAGCTATACGACAAACTTCAAACTCTTATTACAGGAGGCACGCTTGACGATTCAGCAAACACTAAGTACAAAACATTACTTAATTCGTATATCAAGCCTATGCTTGTGTGGTACTCGCAGTATTCGTTTATTCCGTTTGCAGCATACCAAATAAGTAATGGAGGAATATTTAAGCATACGTCTGAGAGTAGTAGCTCTCCATCAACAGAGGAGATTGAGAAACTTACGCTAAAGGCTAAGAACTTTGCTGATTTTTATACAAATCGTTTCTTTGATTACATAGACGATAAGAGTTCTGATTTTCCTGAGTACAACGCTAGCCAGGAGGATGGTATGTATCCAAATAAAGACAACAATTCACTTAGCGGATGGGTACTGTAAAGAAGAAAAAGAAAAATGGCTATAAGCCAAAGAAGAAAAACGAAATTAAGCTAACGAGTTATATTAGTAAATATAAAAATGGCATTCGGTAGTATATATAGCAGAACTTGGTTCGGAGCAGCAAACGAAGATAATACTATTGGATGGGGTATATTTTATCCTATCATAGCAGGAGGTAGTACTCTTGTTCTTAGTATTGCTGATTTTGTGATTAGCACTATTAGATTTAGTATTGACGAAACAGAAATATAATGGCTAATAATATAAGTTGGGGGCAAATATACAGTAGTAGCTGGTGGGGTAATAACTCTAATCAATCTACAGTAAACATACCCTCAAAGCCTAATTAAACAAATAATTAAAAATTAAGATATGGCATCAGAAAATCTAGATGTAGGAACAACAGCCAATGACGGAACAGGGGATGCCCTGAGAGACGCATTTATTAAGATCAGAAAAATGTTTGCTGAATTGTATGGTCAGACATATTCCTCAGACACTCAAGACTTGTCGGGAACAGCTTTAGAGATAGGTCAGCCATTGATTGCTGCTGATGCTATAGACCACGACCAGCTAGCCAATAGATATACTAGAATTCAGACTATATCTTCAACCACTAGCCCTATTGATTTAGAGTGTGATGACTATGCTGCGTTTAATCTTACTGGCAACTTAGGAGCTGTAACATTAAATTTAAACGACTTAAAAACTGGTCAAGTAGTAGATATTTTACTTTCAGGTTCTGATTTATCAAGTGCAGTTATAACATTAGCAGATAGCTTTACAACATCTGTAATAAGCAAAGTAGGAAGTGCAAGTTTAGACACAAGTGCTACTAATTTAATTCAAGTAGTTTGTGTTGACGATACAGATGGTGCTGCAATAGTGAATTACTCAATAGCAACTTATACAACGAATACAACACCATAATATGAAGGCAAAGCAAATAAATGGGCAAATAGTCCAGTACAAAAGGTTACCAAGCGAGTACACTAAGAGTGATGGTAGTGTGATATTGAACTTTAGAAAAGCTGATACCGCTACATTAGAAGCGGAAGGGTTTTATGATGTTGAGGTAGATTCTTATGACCCTAGAGTAGAAGTTCTAGGAGAAATCACTTGGGATGCTGATAATAGCGTATTCAAAAGAACAAAGTCTAATAAAACAATACAAGGTACATTATCGGAACTAAAAGCAGAG